TATACCAGAAGATAAAACTGGAGTTATCCATAAGAATCCACCAGAAAGACCAGCAGCAGTATAACCAGATCCCGTAGCACCAGTGTTACCTGTTGTTCCATTATTACCAGTGTTTCCAGTATTTCCAGCTGGTCCTGTTGCTCCTGTAGTACCAAAATTATCACCAACAATCAACCAAGCAGAACCATTCCACTTCCATTGAGTTCCGTTGAAAGTGTATGGTAAATTGAGGGTTGGATTTGAAGGAAAATCTAGTGGCATGGTAGTTTAATTATTTATTCCCAGAATATCCTCTGAACTATATCACACGCTTCTGCTCTTGTGGATTCTTGTCCATCCCAAACAACTGCGAGTATCTCTGCTTCTTTTTGATTTGATATTGTTCTTATTGCTTGTATTGAATCTTTAATCTGTTGTGTTTCTTCATCAGACAGCAATCCAAGTGCTGCGTTTCTTTGCTTATATTCTGGAACACTAGAGATAATCAGTTTGTTAGCAATATTTCTTAGCTCTTTTAATTGAAATTGTTTACAATGATAAAAATCTCTATCATCTATTAAAGTTGATTCTTGTGTGAGTTCGTTGAAACTGTATTGTTTGAATACTTTCATTATAGAATCCTAAATTCTATTAGTGGACTTACCATAAGATTTGTATATGTTCCACCAACGCTATAATCAACAAATCTAGCACCACTAGTGATTCCACTTATCGGTAAGGTAAATCCACCCTGATCTATAATAATAGCTCGGTTCTGATATCCACCAGCAAGATTTTGAGATCCAAATGGACTTGTACTGGTTTGCGCTCCAGTAGTAAACGAATATAGTGTAGGATTATTATTAAATACTGCTGCAAGATAATAATATCCAGGAGATAGAGTAATCAATCCAGAAGGATTATAATCATGAGTATTGGCAAAATCACTTAATACTACTAGACTGCTGGACGAATATAGTTTGTCTTTTGGCATACCATAAGAATTTGCATTATATATTCCTAAAAATACATTTCCAGTTCCACCACATAATCCGTTTTGATATCCACTAAGTCGCAATATTTGTATTGTTGTTTGGGTTGGAATTACAAATGGATTAAAATAAACTCTATTTGGTTTTGCTCTACCCGATGATATTATATCATTAAATGGTGAGGAACTGTAATATACTGGTTGATTTGACGCATAATTAGCAGTTCCACCTTCTGGATATGTTGAAGTGTTTACGGTGGAAGTAAACCCTAGATAATATTCAAACACAAAAGCATTTCCAGTTTTACCATTCACTCCAGTAACACCACCAGCGAATGTAATATCACCAGTTGATCCATTGAACGAAGTTACTGCATTGTGAATTCCAACAAGTGTTGTAGATACAGTTGGGAATGTTATTACTGATGCAAATGTTCCACCTTCAATTGTCACATCACCACCACTAAATCCAAGAGTTCTTTGGGTTATACCACCAGAAATCAAGAATCCATCATTCGCACTGGTCATTCCTAGAATAGTAGCAACTGTAGTTCCTGCGGATGCTGTAGTTAGAGTAATTCCTCTTCCAGCAAATAGAGTTGTTCCACTACCACCAGATGTAGAAACCGTTCCCCAATAAAGTCCAGCATCACCTCTTGTCAGTAATGCTTGACCAGTAGTTCCATTTGATGCAGGGAATGTATATCCCCAACCAGATCCATAAAATTCTATAGTTGGAGCAGTTAATTTTAATTTAACATTTGATTGAACTGTAAATGGTGATGATCCAACATTACCAATATTGGTAGCAGAAACACTTGATGAGTCTGTACTAGTATTAAATTCAACATAGGTTGCGTTCAATGAGGATGAATTAACTCCAGTTGCTATGGCGAATATCTTTGCTGTTAATGCACCACTACTTGGGACATATGTAAATGGTGTAGTGACATCATCAATATAAATGTAAGTATTTCCAGAACCTCCAGCAAATAATGGATAGAATGTGGATGCTGAATTTGTTGATCGTATATCGGTTGGACCACATGCTCCAGTATTTCCAGTATTACCTTGAATACCTGTATTTCCAGTGTTACCAGTGTTACCTTGAATACCAGTGTTACCAGTGTTACCAGTGTTACCTTGAATACCTGTATTTCCAGTGTTACCAGTATTACCAGTGTTACCTTGAATACCTGTATTTCCAGTGTTACCAGTATTTCCAGTGTTACCTTGAATACCTGTATTACCAGTGTTACCAGTGTTACCTTGAATACCTGTATTACCAGTGTTACCAGTGTTACCTTGAATACCTGGAGAACCAGTAGCACCAGTATTTCCTGTAGAACCTGCAACAGTTCCTACACTAGAAGATATTGTAAATGTGTTTCCTGTTTGAGTGATTGTTATGAACGATCCAGCAGAAATACCAACATTTCCAGTTTTTCCATTGAACAAAGCAACATAATCACCAGAGACTACTCCGCTCGGACCAGTTGCTCCTTGAGGACCAGGAATTCCTTTAAGGAATTGAACCCATTGAGAAGAATTTCCGTCATAAAAATAAGTGAGCAATGCTCCAGTATTGCTATCTAACCATTGATCTCCACCAGTTGGGTTGGAAGGAGCAGTTGCACCAAAAGCAAAATTAACACCACCAGATGGACCTTGAGAACCAGTATTACCTGTATTACCAGTGTTACCTGTATTTCCTTGAATACCTGTATTACCAGTGTTACCTGTATTTCCTTGAATACCTGGAGAACCAGTATTACCTGTATTTCCTTGAATACCTGGAGCACCAGTGTTTCCAGTATTACCTGTATTACCTGTATTTCCTTGAATACCTGGAGAACCAGTATTACCTGTATTTCCTTGAATACCTGGAGAACCAGTATTACCAGTATTACCAGTGTTACCTTGAATACCTGGAGAACCAGTATTACCTGTATTTCCTTGAATACCTGGAGAACCAGTGTTTCCAGTATTACCTGTATTTCCTTGAATACCTGGAGAACCAGTATTACCAGTGTTACCTTGAATACCTGGAGCACCAGTGTTTCCAGTATTACCAGTGTTACCTTGAATACCTGGAGAACCAGTATTACCTGTATTTCCTTGAATACCTGGAGAACCATCAGAACCAGTGTTTCCAGTATTACCAGTGTTACCTTGAATACCTGGAGAACCAGTATTTCCAGTGTTACCAGTGTTACCTGTATTTCCTTGAATACCTGGAGAACCAGTATTACCAGTGTTACCAGTGTTACCTTGAATACCAGTATTTCCAGTGTTACCAGTTGATCCTAAAACATATCCAATGGAAAATGATGCTCCACGAACTCCAGTATTACTTACAGGAGAAACCCAAAGAAACCCACCAGAAAGACCAATTGCAGTATAACCAGAACCAGTAGCACCAGTAGCACCTGTAGTTCCTCTTATACCTTGAGCACCAGCACCACCAGCAATTGCTGGCCCCAATGCAGCAGCAATCAATACTGTGGATGGTAATGTGTTATTGACTACTAAGTTATTAGCAGAACTCTCCGTAACAATTGTGTTCGGAGGAATTTGAGTTACTACCAGTATTGGTTTCTCTTCTGCCATCTGTTATGTTCTCGTAATTTCTCTTGAGACTTCAAATGAACCTTCCATAAGTCTCATCACTTCATTGAGCGAATTCTTTAATTCAAGATCATAAAAATGCTTTCCATTTGGAACATTAGTCATAGTATCAGCATCAACTCTTAGAAATATTCCACCAGTAAATGCTGTTGCTCCAGAAATAGAAGTATTGAAACTAATTCCACCACTACCAGCAATTCCACTACCAATAGCAAATTCTCCAGTAATACCACCACCAGTAACACCATTTTGAGTTAAGAATAAAATAACATTTGGATCTTTTGAGGATCTTCGGACTTGCATTCTTCCTGTAAAGTTTCCAATATCAATTCCAGTTCCACCAGAAAATTTATAATGCAAATGCAACTTGAATGTTGCTCCCTGATCTGCTTGAATATCGTACCGTGATGCTGGCATATAATTTCTCCGTTATATTTATGGATTTGTTATTGCGTCAAAAGTATCCAAAGTAGCTGCACCAGCAGATTCGTTATTGACTGTAACTGTCCATGTTGGGAATATAACTGATGGACCAGGCGCCTGATCAGCACCCCAGCATATAAATGCAACAAAATCATTATTATTCACTGCAAAAGTGCTTCCAGTACTATTGAATGGAAGACATGCAGTGAATCCTTGTGAGGATGATCCAAATCCTACAGCGTAATCAAATGCTGTTACTCCTACAAATACATCTTTATTGAGTAAAGGGTTTGGCAATGGCGTTGTAGTTGGAGCAACACGATAATATAATGTACTATTGGATCCCCATGCTCCATTCACACTTAAAACTATAGGAGTTGAAATTCCTGTTATTTGCTGTTCTGTGAATTGATGTGTTCCCGAAGACGCGGTAAATCTTATATTGGTCCAATTCACTGCTGCTGGAGTATTGGATCCTTTGATCTGTATTGGTGTTAAATATGCAGGACGACAATTAGGAAGTATCATCCTGTCAGTCCTCCTGCAAGATTGAATGTATCGGTGGTATAAGAAATCAAACTTACAGCAGCATGTTGACCAGCAATATTTTTCTGATTCTGGAAACTATTGATTGTCACACCACTAGCGGCACTTATTCCAACATTTAGAGTAGAGCTAAGACGAATAATTGTTGTTGTGTGACCGATGGGCAATCCAGTAGGAACAGTAAGTGTGATTCCTGTAGAAGCAGGATTCATGGTTATGATTTTGCCGTTGTCTGATCCTAGCATAGTATAACTTACTGTTTGGGCATTGATTGCACCAGCTGTTATTTTATACCCAGAATCTGATGTGATGCCAGAAGCAGAAATTCCACTATAAGAATTTAATGATCCAAATAATGTCATTCCACCAGAGGCGGTTATGCCAGCATTGAATACTTGACAAACACTAAAGGTATTTCCAAGATTTGTAAATGCCACATTTATTATAGTACCTGTAGCACCATTGATTGATGTCACACCTTGAATGTCACCCGTTCTTCCATTTATTGAAGCAACATACTGTAATTTATCATTCAGTAATGTTCCTGTAGTCGCTGGCAGAGTATGTGTTAAATTTCCAGTCTGTGTAGTCTGGGGTTTAATATCATTAGTATATGAAGTTTCACCACTTCCATCAGATCCCTGTAGTCTGAGCGTAGCATTGTTTCCTGGTAAGAAAGTGGTTGAAATAGTCAGCAGTGCTGCTGTATTCTGAACTGTCGTGGCAGTTGATGCAAGAGTGGTACTTGTTCCGCCTAAAGTATTCTGTCCGCTGTTTGATGGATTGAATGATGCTACACCAGCAACATTTATAGAAGAAGTCGTAAGACCAGCATTCATTACCTGTCTGACAGTAAAGGTATTTCCTAGATTTGTAAATGCCACATTTATTATAGTACCTGTAGCACCATTGATTGATGTCACACCTTGAATGTTACCAGTTCTTCCATTGAATGTAATTACATAATCACCAACTGGACCAGTAGCACCTGTGTTGCCAGTAGCACCAGTGTTACCCAAAAGTGGAGTAGAATAAACTGTCCACGAATCACCAGTCCACTTCCAAGAAGAAGTGCCAAAGGTATAAATATAATTCGGTGCTGGGGATGGAGGGAAATCTAATGGCATGTATTATCCTTTAATATTTATAGTCCATAACGATCACACCCAAGTAGAAATTGCTGTCCGCTTCCAAGTGTCAGTTGCTATGCAGACATAGATGTAGTTTGTGTCGTAAACAATGTCTCCTTTTGTTCCTGTCGCAGTAGCGGAAGCGGGAGTCAACTCGTAGAGATATTGACTACCTTGAGATGCAGCATTTAATGGTTGTACCCATTGTGGAGAGTTACCATCGTAGATATATACAAATTCAATTCCTGTATCGGAATCCATCCACCTGTCGCCAGTCGTTATACCAGAAGTCGGAGCAGTAGCTTGATAATAGAATATTGGTGCTTGACCAGTAGCACCTGTATTACCAGTATTACCTTGAACATATCCTATAGAGAATGATGCTCCACGAATACCAAATCCATCTATAGGTGATATCCACAAGAATCCACCAGAAAGACCAGCGGCAGTATATCCATAACCAGTAGCACCAGTTGAACCTGTGTTACCAGTAGCACCTGTATTACCTGTGTTTCCTGTATTTCCAGTATTTCCTGTATTACCAGTGTTTCCTGTATTACCAGTATTTCCTTGAACATACCCTATAGAGAATGATGCTCCACGAATACCAAATCCATCTACTGGCGATATCCAAAGGAACCCACCAGAAATACCAGCAGCAGTATATCCATAACCAGTAGCACCAGTTGAACCTGTGTTTCCAGTGTTTCCAGTATTACCTGTGTTTCCTGTGTTTCCATTGTTTCCTGTATTACCAGTATTTCCTTGAACATATCCTATACTAAAAGAAGCACCTTTACCAGAATTATTTACTGGTGATATCCACAAGAATCCACCAGATATACCAATTCCAGTATAACCAGATCCAGTAGCACCTGTGTTTCCATTGTTACCAGTGTTTCCAGTATTACCTGTGTTTCCATTGTTTCCTGTATTACCTGTATTACCTTGAACATATCCAATGGAGAATGATGCTCCACGAATACCAAATTCATCTACTGGCGATATCCAAAGGAACCCACCAGAAATACCAGCAGCAGTATATCCATAACCAGTAGCACCTGTGTTTCCATTGTTACCAGTATTACCAGTGTTTCCAGTATTACCTGTGTTTCCTGTGTTTCCATTGTTTCCTGTATTACCAGTATTTCCTTGAATACCTGGAGAACCAGTATTACCTGTATTTCCTTGAATACCTGGAGAACCAGTATTACCAGTATTTCCTTGAATACCTGTAGCACCAGTATTACCTGTATTTCCTTGAATACCTGGAGAACCAGTATTTCCAGTATTACCAGTGTTGCCTTGAATACCTGGAGAACCAGTATTTCCAGTATTACCAGTATTTCCTTGAATACCAGTATTTCCAGTATTACCAGTATTTCCTGCTGCACCTGCTGGTCCCACGGTTCCAGCATTTAATGGTTGAACCCATTGTGGAGAATTGCCATCGTTGATGTATACAAATTCAATTCCTGTATCGGAATCCATCCACCTGTCGCCAGTAGTTATACCAGAACTTGGACCAGTAGCTTGATAATAGAATATTGTTCCTTGACCAGCAGTACCAGTAGTGGAAATTGTTATAATTCCACCAGTACCACTTAGAGTGATACCAGACCCCGCTGAGAGCGTGACCCCACCAATGAATCCGTTTATGGATATTACATAAGGACCACTAATACCACCAGAACCCCCTGTGCTAGTTCCTAGATCTAGTCTATCCCACGCGATGCCATTATATGACCACACACGACTATTAACGCCGTGTGTGGTTCCTGAAATTGGATTTATTGGAAATGCCATAGTTTACTATAGCACTATTTATACAAAATTATTTAACTTTTTGTTTCTTTCGTTCCTTAAATTTTTGGGATTTAATTTCAGGAACTGGTTGTGTTTTTTGTATGTGTGCTTCGTATTGTTTTCGTTGTTGATCTATTTGTTCAAGAATTGTTTTATATTGATTATAATTTTGCTGAACTCTGTCAATTTCGCCCTTTGGTAGTCTATTTTCTTCCAAAAGTTTCTTACACGCAAGAAATCCAAGTTCTGGTCTACCAGCAGCAAATGCTGTTGCTCCAAGTTCATCTAATGCCACAAAGTTATAAATGGCATCAGGAACAAATAGAATCTCACCTTGAGGTAGTGGCATTTCTGCTGCCATTCGTGCAAACACAAATGCAGCTGCTGGTTGATTATATTTTTGACGAAGAACTTGGGAAATATGGACCAACGGTTCGGAACGAATTGGACGATAATTATATGCATCAAGGAATGATGCTTGAATCTCAGGCCACGGTCTATCCAACATTGCGCGACAAACAGCAACACGATAAAGTGCGTAATAAACTTCCTCTGCCCATCCACCCATTTCAGCACGCTTCTTATATGCTGCCTCAGACTTTTCCCATTGCTGAGAATCAAAATACGATTGTGCAAGATAGAATTGATACCTAGTGTTGGTTGGTTCATCCACCATTGCAATTTCAAGCATATCGGCATCTCTCTTGTATTTTTCTACTGGAGTAATTCCAACATTTCTTGCACCAAGAGTTCGTGCATTGAGATTATACTTTCCTTCAATCTTTGTAAGCATTGGTTGTTCTTTAGCACATGCTGGATATTCGTGAAGAACACCTTTGTATTCCCACTTGGCATCCATTCGGAAAATTTGAGTTCTCCACCAAGAGAAATCTTCGCGACCCATGCGAATCACATATCCATCTGCTGTCATTTCTAATGGAAATTTAAAATCACCTTCTATGCAGTCATCCGCATCAATCATCCAGATATAATCACACTTACCATCACAATGGCGAAGTGCCTGTGTTCTATTGTGACCAAAGTTCTTCCACTCATCTTGATGAATCTCACCAGGAATTCCTTTTTCTGCAAAGAAATTCTTAATGATATCTTGAGTTCCATCGGTGGATCCAGTATCGGAAACAATCCAGTAATCAATGTACTTGTAAATAGAATTCAAACACTCATGAATAATATGAGATTCATTCTTAACGATCATAGATAGTGCAATTTTTGGTTTCATAATTAATACTCTTAAAACTTGACTGACTGAAAATATTCATTCACTTTCTCTTCTATGTAGACAAGTTGTTGATCTGAAATTACTGGACTTGTACCTAAAAAGAAAGTATCTTTTGTAATTTTTGTTGCAACTGGAAAATCTATCATTGCGTTTCCACTATACAATCCACGATAAGCTGGTTGAAGTAATAAATTACCACCAAAATAATTTCTAGTCTGTATTTTACAATTTTCAAGATATAAAGTAAAATCAGATCTATTTAACTGAACACCATCCCTCACGGTCAATGGAAATGCAAACCATGAAGGATCTGAATTTTGAGTTGCTTTGGGCAAATGAAATATTGTTTCATATTTCGAAAATATAGAATATAATCTGTTAAAATTATTCTTTCTTATTTTTATAATTTCAGGTATTTTTTTAATCTGAACTAGACCAATAGCTGCTTGCAAATCTAGTGGTTTTAAATTATAACCAATTTCATCGTAAATATATTTGTGATCAAAAATTACATCTGGCATATCTGGCAACCAATTGCTGAATCTCTTTTTACACATTCCATTCTTCAGGCAAGCAGAACCTTTACCAGAGCAATAGCAACCTCTACCCCAATCACGAATACTTCTAATTACTGTTTCTTGTTCTTCTGTTCTACATCCAACAAATCCACCTTCTCCCATTGTAATATGGTGTGCTGGGTAAAAAGAACATGATGCAAATTGACCAAACGATCCCAAAAGTTTACCATCAAAAGAACTACCAAGAGCATCACAACAATCTTCAAGTAAAATAAGATTATATTTGTCTACGATCTCCATAACACGATCCATGTTTGGAGGATTACCTAAAACATGTGCAAAAATTACTGCACTTGCTCCATCTTTTGCTGCCTTTTCAAATTGATCCAAATCAATATTAAGAGTCTCAATTTCTATATCCACAAAAACAGGAACAAAACCATTTTGCAATATTGGATTTACTGTTGTTGGAAATCCAGCACATGGAGTTATTATTTTTGATCCTACTGGCAAATTGTATAAATTTTTAGATTTAAGCGCAGAAACCATCAATAAATTTGCACTAGATCCACTATTCGTCAATAACCCATAATTTTTCCCTATATGAAATTTAAATTGTCTTTCAAATTTAATACCATTTTCACCGAGAGCAAACCAACCATCCAATAGGCATTCGACGGCAGCAATATACTCGTTTTCATCCATAAAAGATCCAGCATATGAAATCCAATCAATACCTGGAATCCATTCTTTTTTAGATGAAATCACAATCTCTGTTATCAATTTTGATAACTTTTCTTTAATAAGATTATCAGTGTTTAAATTAATCATTGTTTATTTTCAATATAGAATCTACGCACTGATACACAGTGCTTTTTGGTGTATATCCTAGCATACAAAGAGCGGTATTGTCAAGATACATGTTCTCAATTTGAACAGTTTTATGAAATTGTGGTGTATCTATTGATAATATTTCACTTTGAGAATTTAACTTAACTTTAGCATAATTGATTATATCTTTTATCTTTGTTGGTTCTGAATTGGAAATATTTGTTATGGATTTATTATCTGCATTATCAATACATGTCATTATAGCATTACAACAATCATCAACACCCATATAATCTCTAATAACTTCTCCATTATTATACAATTTGACCTGATCATTGGATTTCAACTGATTGAACATATATTGCAATGCATTCTTCTTATTGGATACTTTTTTGTCACCAGGACCAATTATATTGGTCAATCGCATTATCTTATAGTTGATGTTAAAAGTTTCACAATAAGATTCAACCATTCTTTCTGCTGCATATTTAGTAATCGAATAAAATCCTCTGGGATTGCAAATTGAAGTTTCCTTTGCTGGAAATTCATTAGTCTTTCCATACACAAACCAAGAACTGATAAAATTAAATGTTAATGGTTCTGAAAAGTTTTTACACTGTTCAAGAACATTTATTAGTTTTATGAGATTTGTATTAACATCCAAATATGGATCTGTATATACATTATAATTATCAACTGTGCTTATTAAATAAAGAACAGTATTAGATTGTGGTGTATTACATTCTCTAGGTATAGCGATACATTTGTCTTTGAATGTATCAACAAATCTAGACCCAATAAATCCACTAGATCCAAATACCGATATCATTTTAGTAAATTGGATAAATGGTTGACAGCATTATCTAAATTTCTCACATTTCTAAACAAGGTTTGAATATGAGATTTATCATAATCAGCATACTTATCGTATGCATCTTTAATTGATATATCATCATTAAATATGAAACATTCATCTGGAATATCAGAAAGACCAGTTTCAATTCTATTTTTCTTTGTCATATAAATTTTACATCCAGAGTCCAATGCTTTGAGAACAGCACCACATGAAATCCCATATGCCTTGTCGTGAACTAGAAATCTAGTTTGTTCCAATAGACGAAGATCGTGAACAACTCCATCTGGTGCTTCGATTGCACCAGAAACAATGACTGGGAATCCTTCTTGCTTCAACTTCATCAAGTCTGCAAGATACATGGTATAATATCTCTCCATCAACTGACTGATATAAGTCTGTGGACCGATCTTTCCATATTGCGGAACAAACTTTGGAACAAAATGTCCATTCCATTGTTTAGCATCTGGATGTGCTATGATCTTGATGATATTATCCACACCATTAAACTTATCAATATCAAACTTAACTACTACGCAAGCAAAGACTTTCATTTTTGGTGCGAGCACATATGGAATCTTTCCACTGATTGTAACAGCAGCATCAAATCCATGAATAGTGTCAGTAAATTTCAAGTTCATGTCTGGGTGAAGATGTTCCCATTTATAGAATACTGGACCTTTTTGAACATGCCCCTCTTCGTCAAAAGAGCAATAATTCTCTCCACATTCTAGTGTTAATTTTCTAGTAGCAACATGACAATCATGACCAAGTGCTTCAAAAGTTTTAATATGCCAATACATTTCATCTGGGTGATGATTAAAAAATACAATTTTCATTGTTTACCATCCTATAAATTTATCTTGTTCTTCTACTTTGATTACTACAGTTTTATTCAATCTGTAGTCTTTGACTATCTTGTCCACATCAACATTCTTTTCATATGTCGGTATTGACAAGAATGGTTTACCATCTTCATATACGATGATGTAATGCATTTTACTTTCTATGTTTATCTTCCATGTCCAGTTGTGCGGAATTTGCATGAACTGGAACGCTAGTAAATGACGAACAATCCTCATGCTGAGTTTCAATCCATTTGTAAGTTTTCTCAATACCAACAGAAAGTGGTTGCGATGGTTCCCAACCAATCTTTTCCTTATAGAGTTTATTATCAGAATTTCTACCCATAACTCCAACTGGTCCTTTCACATTGTGTATCTTAACATCTTTTCCAGAGATATCAATAACCATCTTTGCTAGATTATTAATTGTTATCATTTCCTCTGAACCAATATTCACTGGACCAGAAAAATCTGATCGCATCAATCTTAGAGTTGCTTCAACACACTCATCGATATATAGGAATGACCGAGTTTGTTCTCCAGTACCCCACACATCAATCGTGCCATTTTTTGCTTCTATAACCTTACGGCAAAGTGCCGCTGGTGCTTTCTCCTTGCCACCCTTCCATGTGCCTTCTGGTCCAAAGATATTATGATATCTTGCAATCCTTACATTCAACTTATGATTGCGAGCATAAGATAGATAAAGTCTTTCGCTGAAAAGTTTCTCCCATCCATACTCACTATCTGGTGCAGCAGGGTATGCGGAAGATTCTGAACACTTTGGATTATTTGGATCTTCCTGGTTGTATGCAGGGTACATGCAAGCAGATGAAGAATAAAACACTCTTCCTACTCCAGTACGCATACAACGCTCAACAATATTTAAATTGATAAGAGCGGAATTATGCATTACATTTGCATCATTCTCTCCAGTGAAGATATATCCTGCACCACCCATATCAGCAGCGAGTTGATAAACCTCGTCATAATGCATATTAAAGAGTTTGTCGCACACCACTTGATCGCGCAAATCTCCAATCATAAAATCATCTGCTGTGCTTGCAGAATATTCTGGATATTTAAGATCACATACCTTTACATAATTTCCTTCATTTTTAAGTCGTTTAACGAGATGAGAACCAATAAATCCCCCACCACCCAAAACCAATATATTTTTCATATTAAAAAGTCCTTGAATTTTTCTATATTATCCTGCACATACTGTGGCATAGTCTGTATTGAGTCTACAACTATATTTATACCTTCGTCTTTTCTCCCTAATGGGTCGATTAAATTTTCTCTATTCTTTTTTAAGTCATCAATAGTTAGATGAGAGAATTCTGTATGTGCAAAATTATCAAGTTTTGTTTTTACAGTATTAGGATTTCCAATATAAGAAAAATGCCAACCACCATCTTTAATTCTAGGAAATGTAAAACAAGTTTTGTTATCCTTGAATCCTCTTGTTCCAATTTCCTCTAAATCTTTCTTTAAACACATTCCAGAATTAATCCAAGGGAATCCGTCTGCTCTTGCATTCAAATACCATAAATAAAAATTTTGTTCAAATATAACAGGTATTGGAGATTCCCAATACTGTGAATTTTTATAATCTTGTATTTTTTTACTAGAAACAATTTCATCTAAATCAGATATAATAATAAAATCTTCATCATTGGCATTTTCTATTCCATTTCTCAAAGAATTTCTTTGAATTTGATCATTATGATGAGCAAAATGCTGAACCGTATTCGATACAAATTTATCTGCTGGCACAACAACATGAATGATCTTATGCAAGAATTTAGAATATCTTTCTTTATTTTCTTTAAAATATAATGGTTTTGGTTTTAACTGATGACTCAATTCTGCTTCAACAATAACAAAATAGTCAACTTGAGAATCCAATTCATTTAATCTAATATCAAGAATATCCAATTCGTTAAAAAATTGAAAACAATCATATATTTTTCTTTGCATTTTTATTCCTCTTAATTTTATTGAACTCTAAAAGTAATGCTGTTGTCTTTGGTCATATACCCGTTATCGATATCAAAATGTAAAGATAATGCAGATACAACTTCATACCAATCAATGTCATGGAATGACATATAACAATTTTCTTTTACTTTTGGTTTCCAATATTTAACATCCTTCATCACACAATCAAATGAGTGACAACCATCAATATAAATGAAATCAAAAATTTTATTTTCAAAATCTTTTGATGCGTTTTCTGAATCTTTTCTAATATGCTTGATTGATGGATATTGTTCAATATTTTTATAGAAAATGTTCATTATTCCTTCTATATTTTCTTCATCAAATAAATTATCAGAATTAAAATTTAAACTAAACGGATCGACTGCATACAAAATTTTTAAATCTTTAAAATTTTTAGCAAATGTAACAGTTGATTCTCCAATATATGATCCCAACTCTAAAGCAGTTTCTACTTTAATGTTACTAGAAACAAAATCGCAAATATCAATCAATCCTTGTACACCTTCAAGTGGTCGCATTGGTCTAACTTTCATAAATTAATTTCCTCTGTTAGTATTTCTTGTAATTTCATATTCATCCCATCTTTCAATCATTTTTTTAACTTCCGACATATATTCATTGCTGTGGAATCCAAATGTAGTTTCCAATTGATTTTCCTTTAGCGGAGCACTCCCTAGTGCAAACTTCTTTGCAAATTCTCCTGTTGGAAACTTACAATCCATTTTTTCAAAATAATCCCTCAGTGATACACATATGATTACATCCTCACCCATTCCTGCGTGTGTCATTCTTGAGATAAATTCCCTGCTTATATTTGCTCCTGTTTGTAGTAATTTCTTACTACGGAAACAAAATCCACCACAACCAACTTGATACTTTGGTTCAGTAACCCAAGGAAAATATCCAGGTTCGGCATCCATCCACGGACAACCGATGTAATCATAGTTATAAAATTCATCTGTCCAGTTTGTTGGTTTGCAGATAAATCCATCAGTCTGAACAATCAAACAAAATTCTGTATTGACATATTTATTCAAATCCGTTATACAAAATGTATTATACTCTGGATATGACATCTTGTCAATTGTATGAATTGTCACTTTAGCAGTAGTCTGAATGTCTGGATCTGCTGTAATCAAAATAACAGACCCAAAGTTTATTTTACGAGTGCAGATATCGATTACTTCAATAAGTTTGGAAGTATCTTTGCCAGTACCATCTATAGTGACTAAAGTTACTTTTGATAAATCTATCATGAACCAACTCGTTTCAGTATAGTAAGACCATTGCAATTACTAAACATTTCATGAATTTTATTCTCCAATAATTGCCCAACTATAATCAGAAAAAACTTTAATTTTTTCAATATTAAATAAACTATTTACTGCTTGACTTACTCCAAATAATGTTGGACTATCTGGTATATAATCATGTCCAGACATTATTCCAGTTTTTTTTAATTTTGGAAGACTAACATTTATATCATGTACTACAGAATGAAAAGAATGATCTGCGTCAATATAAATAAAATCATAATAATCATCAATTAAATTTGGAACTATCTGAGAAATACTTCCTTGTTTAAAATTAATGTTTTTATGAAAATTTAAAATATTTTTCATTTTTTCTGTTAAAACTATATCAACAGTATCAACAACATCAGCATAGTATGCAAATAAAGATGTGCTAACTCCATCATTACAACCTAATTCTAGAACTTTATGATTTTTGTTCATTTTAAAAAATAAACAAAGTTCATCTAATCCTTCTATATAATTAACTCCACCAGCATCTCCCATTCCATGCATTCTTTCTTGTTTTAAATTTGGTTTATTCATTTTTATTTCACTTTCCAATAGTTGTAAATTCCTTTATCCAATTCATACTTATCCCATAACTTTCTCTCCCGCATGGGTTGGGTCTTTGCCCATTCCCACATTTTACCCAATCCATCTTTTAAAGATGTCACTTGCTTATATCCAAGAACATCCTTGATCTTATCATGCGTCACCCATGCATGTTTTACTTCATGTCTCTGTTCGAGATGCTGTTTAGTACCTGATCCTACCACATCAATTAACAAATTGCAAGCATCATTTATATCCGATGCACTCAAAGACAATGCACGATACGATTCTTCAACTGTATTCACTGTATTACCTCTCTATCGCTAATTGCTTGCCAATCAATTGTGGGTGAACATTCTCCAACACAATGAGTTGATAATCCAGGGATAGGAGTCAACAGAAATCTTTTTCTATTTTCTTGTAACCATACAAATTTACCATGATCTTCTTTTCGTGTCGAATGAACATCATAATCCTCATCGAAGATTTTCTTACTTAACATGAATGTTCCCGTTGTGCTTGGGGTAGTTCTCCAGTGATGGGTTCTGGTTATAATAATCTTTTCCCTCAAATGCGAATAATGATCATAAATGTATTTATCCAAATGATCGTATAGTGAAACATAACTTACATTATCATTGTACATTGTGTAGAGTTCTTCTACCTTTGAAACCCATCCATCAACATGAAGATAATCATTTTCTAAAAGATAAACTATATCATTTTGTCGAATAGATGTATCATTTTTTACAATATCCATTGTTGGAAAAAATGACGCAAAATCAGTTCCACCGACAATTTCATATGGTGTAAATTTATTTTTGTATTTTGCAATCCAATTTTCTTCGATGATGCCATCCATAACAACATTAATCTTAACATTAGCACCAGCAGTAGTACGAAGAAGATTTAAAAATACTTTTTCATAATTAAACCAATTGTCTACATTTCCCCAACGACGAGCAGATCGTGCTTGATAACGATTGTCTTGTCTTGCAGCATTATTGCTTCCACCAACATTATAATGTCTAAAAAATATATGAATCATTATTTACTATCTGTATATACTGGATGCTTTGAAAGATCTGGATATGGTAATTCAAGATCTGGATTGTGTTTTGGAGTGCCATCAAGATTATAAAACTGTGTCATCAGAAGAAGACCACGGGCAGCAATCTCTGGCATCATATAGAAGTTCCACCCCAACATATCAAATGTATCTTCGTGATAAGAACACTCATTTCTTCCACTAAATCTTGCTTTCTTGAACCACTTGTACGCATCCACATCATCAGTAATTATCATGCCACCCTTGCCCAATTTAAGATGCTTATATGGTCCAGTGAAAGATAAACACATATGTGTATTTGGCACATACATGTTTGTTGTGAATTGCAATGCGCAATCCCAAACCTTTGTTGGTTTTAGTTGATACCCACCTTTGATCTTGGTTCCTTCGACTGGTTCAAATTTTACTTTTGCACCAGCATGAATAATTTCACAGGGAACTGACATATAAGTTCTTGCTGGTATTGTGATCTCAAGTCCTTGAACTTTCTCATAATACAAAGCAAGAAACAATGCGTTACTCATGTTGTCAAGAGCAACAGCATAAGGCGCACCAGTATATTCTGCTACCTTTTCCTCGAACTGTTCTGTAATTTTATGTACACCTTGTGCCATATTATTTCACTTTCCAATAGTTGTAAATGCCCACATCTAATTCATACTTCGACCATAGTTTTCTTTCACGCATTGGTTGAGTTTTTGCCCACTCCCACATCTTACTCAATCCGTCTTTTAGAGTTGTTACTTGCTTATATCCAAGAACATCCTTGATCTTATCATGCGTCACCCATGCATGTTTTACTTCATGTCGTTGTTCAAGATGTTGTTTGGTTCCAGATCCTATCACATCAATTAACAAATTGCAAGCATCATTTATAGAAATATGATCATCTCCACCAATATTGAATATTTGCTTTGATGCCTTATCTTCAATAGCACCCATCCAAAAGTATGGAACACAGTCATCAATATAACTAAATGCTCTGGTTTGCTCTCCATCACCATAGATCGTCATTGGCATACCGTTAAGATGCTGATACATCCAAATACCTAAAACATTTCTATACTTGTCCCAGATGTTTTGATTGACACCATATACATTGTGAGGTCTAAAGATACACCAATCAAGACCATGCTGTTCTCCTGCAACATGGAGATCCATCTCACACGCATATTTTGCAATGCCATATGGATCTATTGGTGCTTGCTGATGCGATTCCTTGAAGGGAACTTCACCATTGCCATAAACTGCCATGGTCGATGTAAATACAAATCTCTTGATCTTGTGCTTGATGCTAAGATTGATCAACTTTGTAGTTGCAATCAGATTATTTTCATAATTATATTGACGAATGAAAGGACTTAACCCTTCAGCAGCATATGCGGCAAAATGAAAGACATAATCAAACTTATGTTCCTTGAAAAGATATTCTATTTTTTTGCTATTGCTTGTAAGGTCGTAGTTGTAAAAAACAACTTTAGAATTTACATTCTGGATGTATCCACCAGAAAGATCATCAATACCATACACCGTTGCTTTGTCATTCTCAATCAACCAATCAGCAAGACGAGAACCTAAAAGACCAGCAACACCAGTAATTAAAACCTTCATACAGTCTCCAATAATTTCACTTTGTGGGGATGAGTTCCACCACAATGGAATCCAAAACTCTCATCCGATGAAAGTATGTATCCATCTACAAAGGGTGCTTCACATGAAAACTTACCAGCAACTCCTATATCACTTGTAAATTTAAATCCTTGTTTTTCCAGTTGTTTTCGCATGATTATTGCTATGACAAGATCTTCTGGTATACCATAATATTCATCTTTGTACAGTTGACTTACAGATTCCATTAATTTTTTAGATCTAAATGAAAATCCACCATTCCCAACAAAATAAGTTTTTTGTGATTCGTAGTACGCTTTTTTAACCAATTCCCATCTATTTGAACTTCTTTCTAGATTAGATCTTGGCCAAGGTGCTCCTAGATAATCATATTTTAAAAATTCACCAGTCCATGCATTTGGATTTGTGGCAAACCCATCACCATGACAATATATCATATAACTAGTATCAAAATACCGATACAATTCAGTTAAACAGAATTTGCTAAATTCATCGTATCCAAGATTTCGTATTTGCACATGTTCAATATCAGGATCGATTGAATGATGATTTCCTGAAGTTAAAAATTTAACTTTAGCATTTGGAAAAAATTGTTTGCTGTATTTTAATGAACGCAATATAGTTGCATCATTACCAACACCGTCCACTCCAAGAAATGTTATATCTGATATATCAATTGTATTTGGCATACGACTTTTCTTCTTTGAGATTCGAATTTGACTTTTGATTGATTTGATTTTTAATTTCAAATCTTTTATCATTAGTAATATAAACAGATCTTGCAAGTTCTATGAACTCATGATCGAACTGTTTATTTGCTTCTTTAATTCGTATCTGATCTTCTATATCCCAAAGAGTTTTATTTACTTTAGTCAAGTCTGCCATCTCTTCGATGAATGAATAAAAGTATCCCTGATCTATCAGGGATTTTTCAATTTCCATTCTTTCTTTTTTAATATTTACGAGTTTTCTCTCGTCTTTGATACATTCTTCTTTGATTGTAAGAATTGTATATTTGTCAATTGCCTCGCCAATAGAAACTTCAAGCATCATATTATATAATTCCAATCCTTTTTATAAATATGGTCAACATATGAAAAATCTGGATTCTGCAATCTGTCATTCACTTTTCGCGAATACATGTTCAGTTTTCCTTTAGTATTTAGTTTTTCAACAAGATAGCAAAGTGAAGTTTCAACTGTATGAATCTCTACAGCATTCTCAATAACCCAGCATAGATCAAATACATTGAATAGTTTGATATGTTCTGGTTTATGGTATACACACTTTATATTTGAATTTGTAATATTGACTTCCCTGTATACCATATCAGGTGGAGAAGCAAACATATTATTCACAAAAATAAATGGTTCGTTCTTTATACCAAGGATTTCCTTACAACGAATCTCTCGTTCTTGATTTCGTTCAAATTGCAAATAATCTTTCCAATTATTTTCATTGACATCAAATCCCAGGAATTGCATCAACAGATACTTGCCCTTCATCGGTAGCACACCAAATCTATGATGTGAAATATCAAAAGGAATATAAATGAATTCTTCTGTATTGATTGCAATTGGTGTCTTATATAATTCCTTACGAGGAAAATCTTCATTTACATTTACAAAATTGATTCCCTTGATGTAATCCTTGATGTATAGGAATTCTGGAATCACAGGCCATATGACTTCATATTCTGAAGATATAAAATGTCTTGCTGCCTTCTGTAAGAAGAATATATCACCAATGCCAGCTGGTTGCCAAAATAAAACTTGTTTATTCACTTGCATTACCTACTAAGTTAAATTTTACGATTTCTTCTCGAAGTCCCATTTCTCTCAGTGAATTTTCTTTGGATTTTCCATCAGCAATTCCCATTGTTATCATTGGCGTGAATCCTTCTGGCAATGATGTTCCAGGCCATATGGCATATGGATGTCCAAGCATACCAATTCGCATCTTGGATAAAAATTCTGGCAATACTTCACCCATCAGAACTTCATGATCAAAAAATTTCACACCCAAATTCATTTCATTGAATTCGCATCGTTCAACCCAGTAAGTCAAACACTGTATAGTCTTTTCTGTATAATTTACATAAATTGGTGATGCTTTGGGTAAATTGGGATTCACATCTGGAGGATTGCCTTGATATGCAAATGCCATATCGCAGTTGTCTTTCAGGGTATCAAATATAGAAAGTTCAGCATGAATCAAAGAATCAACATCCATCCACACAAATGGTCGTTTCTTTTCTTCCAACACAGAAAGAATGAATCTTGGTTTAGCAAGACAATTTAAACGGTATTCACCACGCGAAGGTAATTCGCGAATATCATGTGGAATATTATTCTCATTGCAATTGATTCTCAGACGACGCGCGTGATCGCTATAGTATGTACGATCATCTATATCACAATAAAAGGATACAATTTCAGTTTTCATTGATTAATTTAAATAATTGATCATCAGCAGAAACAAGTTCTTTAACCCGATTAAAGTTGTCTCTTACTGCATCAAGTTTACTTTCATATAGTTCTTTTGTCAATGTTTTTGGATCAAAATCTGGAGTTAATTCTATAATTCCATCTTTGTTGAAGATATCACCAATATCTGGTGCTCCCCAATATACTGGTATTGTTCCCGTAGCAAAACAATCAGTTATTTTCTCTGTATAATATGTACTGTACTTATCATTTTCCACAGTAATAGAAAACATATAATCATTCAGTCCTTCAGACTTATCGCCCCACGGAACACCTGGACTTAATCTACGAGATCCAAGAACTCCACCATACAGATCAAGGTTATTTTTATATTGTTCTGCCAATTGATGACGAATAGCATGTCCAAATGCAAATTTCTTGGGAGAAGCAATCATAGATGCTAATTTTGTTTTTGGAAAAATATCTTGGTTCTTTATCCATGGAAGATTACTTCCTGCTGGACAATATCTTACATTTGGATGCTTTCCCAACCAACTCTTCTCAGAAGTAAAAAGAAGATCATATGAATCGCAAATATTTAAAAATTGTTCTTCCCAAACTTCTCTTGGAAAGTTCATTGCATGAAAAATAGCACGCGATTCGCAAACCCATGCTATTTTCAGTGTTCCAGGTTTCTTTTGATAAGACATTCCGATGGCAATTCCACCATCTATAAAAACTTTTACAGGAAAGTCTTCCGCGATCCAACTGAAGGATTGTGGCAATAAATTAGAATTTGATGAATATTCTATTTGAAATGGAGCACCAATTGCTTGCATTTTTTTCATAATATAAAATCTCCACACTTATATATGTCACTTACCGATGTGATACTTAGGAATCAAAGTCCATTCTTTCTTTTCTTTATGCGGAATGATCTTCAATCTAGCAAGAGAAAGTTGTGGTTGCTCATACTGTTTTGGATCTATCACATTCACCAATTCCCATTCTACCAGCAATTTAACTATTGTATTTCTTCGACCAAGATCGTCTTCTGATATATCAGAGTCAAGACCATCAAGAACAAACATTTCTTTAAAATGTATGATAGCATATCTACCTCGCTTGTGTAGTATATGACACGATTGATATAATTTCTTTTCAGTTTTAGAAGATACACCGATTCTAGTGAGAGTTTCCTTAACTTTAAGGAAATCTTCTTCACTTTTCAATGTTATCTCCACGCCCAATCCCTCAAAAATATCTTCCATAATAATGCTCCATATTATAGAAAATATTTAGGGTTTTACCGTTTTTGACCACCTTTTTGTATTAATTCGCGTAATTTGTCCATAGGAAGCAAGTCAATTACCTCCCTAGCACGGGCATCTGAGTACCCATAGACTTCCTTGATCACCTCTAAATCCTTGCTTTCCTCGGATTTGATCCACTTGGAAAAACGCTTACGCTTGGATATTGAGTGAATATAATAGTCATATTGCATCTTTTTATCTAAGAATGCAGACTGATTCATTCTATTGGCATAAAAGATGGTATCGGGAAAATACGAAAAGCATTTATTGATGACAAAGGGAACATAATCCTTCTCCAGACGGGGGTCTTTGGATAGGAGATTTTCCTTGGTCTGATTGATTGAGTTTAAGATATCGGAAAGCATATTATTTGAAAGCGCAAGACATCATCAACTGGACTAGACACGCTACAAGATTGATCTCTTGATCAGCAACAAAAGCAGAGCGATACTGTGCCTCTGCGATTATCAAGATCGCCTCTGGAATGGTCTGATTCTCCATATGCTCACCAAGGGCATCGTAGATTTTCCTATAGATCTCTTGGGGGGAGGTTTCAGCATTGAGTGCTGCCCAACGACGAACCGTGACAAAATCCTTGTTGCGAAGTGCAGTCATCAGGTTCTTAATCTCTACCTCTGCGATAGAGGAAAGAATTCCCACATCAATCGTACCAGACACTCCGTACCGTTGCAATTCATTTAGAATTCTACGCATATCTGGAAAGTGCTTCATGATCAATTGACCAAGAACCTTCTTATCTGCCTTAACACCTTCTTGGTTAAGAATATATGAACACCGTTCCATCATCTTTGCGGCAATGGTTGGTTTTTCGGAGGCAGCAAGTACGAAGTCAATACAAGTGCAACGAGAGTGAATAGGTTCAATAATTCTTGATTTATAGTTACAAGTAAGGATAAACCTACAATTATTTGCAAATTCTTCAATAGCACCTCGCAGAGCAGGTTGAATGCTATTAGCATTTGAATAATCAAACTCATCTAGAATGACCACCTTTTTAGTATCCCCACTCAGAGATACGGTACTGGCAAACTGACGAATCTTTGTTCGCAGCGTGTCAATGTTTCCTTCCTCTGAGCAATTAATAATAATCCAGTCACACTCCATCTCATTGCAGAGTGCCTTTGCGACTGTTGTCTTGCCAACACCAGCAGTACCAGAGAAGAGCAAATTCTGAGGTTCTCCCTTAGCAACCATGTCGCTGAAGGTAGACTTCAGCGACATGGGGAGAACGCAATCTTCAATGGTCTGCGGACGATACTTTTCAACCCACAGAAAATTTTCTGGTTTCATTATTAAGATCCATAGTTAGAGGTATTTGCTTCCATCGCATACCAGTACTTGACAGGAATAGACTGGTGAATGAATTCACCCACAACATTCTTGGCAAAGTTAATCTTATAATCTCCAGGAAGAATCTTGATATTCTCCATCTTAAAGTTAAACAAGAATTCGGGACCATTATACTTTGTCCCAGAAATTACCTTATATGAATTACTGGTAGGATCTCCAAGATCAGAAACCATAGCAACAATGTCACCATCGTCAGACTTAAACGACATATCAGGAAGTTGCATCACGGATGCTGCTTTCTGAAGTTCATTGAAGTTCTTTTCGGTGAGAATAATACTCACATTGATTTCTGGCATATTGACATCCTTTGTAGGACATGTCAATAGTCGTGGTTCTGAGTAGTAATAATTGACTACAGAATCTCCACCATTCTTGATCTTGACGCTCTTATCTCCAAAGGTGAATGTTGGAGTATTGAAGAGACTGACTACACCAAGAAATTTATTGAGATCCCAAATGCCGAACTCAACATTAAAGGTTTCTTCAATGGTAGCGACTGCCATACCTGTCTTGGATGGTGTAATCGTCTTGATTACATTTCCTGGTTTTACTAGAATATTGGAATTTAGACTTGAGAAGTTCTTAAGAATTGTTAGGGTATTTTTCGAAAAAGTCACAGTGCTCATAATTTACCTCATGAAGTTATCTTCAAAATTATCGTCCTCAAAGTTGCTTTGGACATAATTTTTCAGTTGTTGTTTTGATCTATTCTTCTCTGAATCTTTTTCCTTACGGGAAACAGATTTCAATTGTTTAGGTGGTTTTGGCTTTTCTTTAAATTCATTACGCCCCGTATTGGTGTTATTCATAACTTGTCCTATTATACCATGTTTTAATCATAATTCAACCCAAAAAGCATTATTTCTTTCTTTAACATAAGTGTACATTATCGCTGTAGACGGAATATACCATCTATCTCCAACTTCAGCATTTTTTGGTAATTGTTCTTGAATAAAGAAACCAAAATTTCCTCCAGTTTCTTTCCAATATGCTGAACCTTCCTGTGTTCCTGGAATTTTAGTGGTTGTTGCCTTTACACAAACATAAATTTGAGAATTGTGTTCAACAGAATCACCTATAAAATAAATATAAGGATGACCATCAACATCATATTGCCGAAATTTTCCTCTAAAATTAAGTGTATCTACTTTAGACATGTCTTAACTATATATGATCTTGCTAAAATTATTCTTTTTCTCAACGGAAATAATCGTTGAAAATTTATCAACAAGTTGATCTGCTTTGTGACTAATAACATACACATTCGCTTTGTCGCTTATAAGTTTTAAAAGTTTCATAAGTTCGTCCATGCCAACGGAGTCTAGAGAGGAGTCGAACACCTCATCAAGAATCAAGAGATTACAACTGACGCTATTCTTGAGTCTTGCGATCTCTCGCCATGCTAGCAATAGTGCCAGATCTATACGCATTTTCTCACCTTCGCTAAAATTCATGTAACTAAAATCATCACGATAGCGAGATTTAATCTGTTCATTGAATTCCTCATCCAGTTGAAACTGCACAAAGAAATCCATGGACGATAGAAACTTATTGATGAACTTATTCATGTGAGGAAGATAATACTTGATGATCTTTCCCTTGACTCCCCCATCGCGAAGTAACTCACCTGCGAATTCATGATACATCAGATCACTCGAATGAATTAACTTTTCCTCATCTAAAGCAGCAAGTCCACCCTCAAACATCTTGAGTTTTTCTTTCTCCTCTACAAGATCATCCTTGATTGCGGATTTATGCATAGTGCTACGAATCCGTTCAATCTCTTTATTATACGCTTCAATTTCTTTGTTGAAGGAAGTTACTTCATATATGAGATTGGTTGTATCCTGAATGTGACTTTCAAATTTAGTGATATCATATTGAAGAGAATTGCTATGATCTTTGGTAGTTACCATATCATCTTCTAAATTAGAAATCTCATAATTATTCATCAACACCTTTTCTTTTTTGACTTTATCATCAATAGGTT